CTGTCGCTGAAATGTCTAGCGCAGTTGTAAGAAACTCAGGTGTAAGGACTGCTGGGACTAAGGTCTATAACTTCTTACAAGACGTTGACCAAATGCGTATTGCCTTTATGACTTCACAGTTAACTACGACTGCACGTAATGTTACATCAACTGGTCTGTTGGCTGGGGTCGATATATCTGATGAGTTTTTTAGAAGTATAATCAGAGGTGTCCAAGGTAAGGGCTTTGGTGGTAAGGGCTTAGTCCAAAATTCAAAAAATGTAGTTAGGCGTATGGGCGCTACGGTAAGGGGTCTGTCGTCTGATAATTCAACAGCTGAAGTTCTTCGTGAAGTATTTCTAGAGCAGATGCCTGAGGACTACACAAAGACATTCTACAATACACTACGTATGGAAGTGGGTACACAAAGCACGTCACGTATGGCTAAGACAGGACGCATGGTTAACTTCGTTAATACAGCTTTTGATACTGCGTTTAAGGAGGGCGCGTTGTTTGCAAGCTTAGAGAGACAACTAGGAGACTTAGGTGATGAGGCACTAGGCCTTAATGTAAAAGATTTCCTTGAGAAAGGTGGAAGATTAGATAGCCTGCCTGACGGGTTCATGGCTAAGTCCATAGATGACGCAAACAGATTTACAATGCAGCGTACATACCAAGGTGATGATTCTCCTTTTGGGGTTATGGCTAGAAAAGCATCTTCTTTAAACCAGAAGTATCCTTTTATTATTTCTGCAGTTGTAGGTATGCCCTTCCCTCGCTATGTAGCAAACCATATAGAGATGATAGCAGACTACACGCCTATACTTGGAGCTATTGTACCAGCACTAAAGAAGGCAGGTGTAAATATCGGTGGAGATGCATTCAAGTCAAACGAAGATAGAATGGCTAGGCAACTTACTGGTAGTTTACTGCTTGGTATGGGTTGGTACTTAGCCAGTACTAAGAAAGGTGAGGTAGACTATAACGCTATCGAAACAGCGGTAGGTGGTGACTCTGACCTAGCACCATCAGCTGGTTTCTTAATTGCACCCATGTTCTTAGGTGACTTAGCTTATAGGTACTCTGCAGGTTTACCCTTACCATCTAAATTCAAAACTTTAAAAGAAACTGGTGCAGTTTTGGGTGGGTTAGGTGACCTAGGTGTAGACATTTCGTTACTCACAGAAACGGGTAGGTCTATCGCTGAGGGGAACATTACAGAAAACTTACAGAAACAATTGGGTAACGTGGCTGCTACCTTCACCTACCCTGGTACACTATCAAGAGATATTGCAGGTCAGTTCTCTTATGAAGCAGCTGGCACACCATACGTAAGGGACTTAGAAGGTATCGGACCCTTCGCTAACAGGGGTGCAGGAGATGTAACAAAAGGTGAAGACTTACCTACCAGCATGAAGGGTGAGACGGGTAGCTACCAAGTACTGTTTGGACAGGCCACAAGGTTTTTGGTGGACACAGACAGCGTACAGTACACACAGTCCTTTAGTAGTGACTCTAAGAATGACATAGCATATCATACACCATTTAATCCTGCACCTGTAGGTAAGATGAACCCATTGCTTAAACAGTTCTCTGGTGTCCAGCAGAACCCACCGTTGACAGGATTGCAACGTGAAATGAACAAGTTTTACATAGAAGAGTATGAGGTATACAATTCTAGGACAGCTAAGAATGCTACTCTTGATTATGTTCTTATTCATAAGTTGTCTCAAACTATGCCTAAAGCATTTGAGGAGTGGAGAAAGACTGTTCCTTTATCTTCTGCTGCTACAACAGAATCTCCAGATGGTTTAACCTACGATGAAGTAGCATCAAGTGATATTATAGGCGACAGGGCTAACGGTATTAAGAAGAAAGCCTTAGAGACCTTTATGGGTAGCTGGATTACGGAAGAAAAAGAAAGAATAACTAAAGCTTTCGAAACAGTAAAAGCAGATAAAAAAATACAAGCCAGAGGCTTTATACGCAACAACTACGTACTTAAAAGGAAAGAGTTAGGTGAAGAGTTATTTGATATGGCTGCACAAAGTATCTCTGAAGAGGTAGAAAGTTTTAATTTTAATACATCGGAGGAATTACTAGCTGACTCTGAGACCATAGTAGAAGAGTTGAATAGGCGTATGGCTATCATGAACAGAGCTTCTGAAATTAAAGCAAGTAGTGAACAAGATAGTTTTACTCTCGTTAATTAAATAAAGAAAACCCCCAGTGTTTAGCTGGGGGTTAAGTCTTTTATTATTTCTTTTTGTTGTTAAGCATTCGACTGCTATACCTGTACGCTTCATCTACTATATCGTCTGACCTTAGATACTTACCAGATGCTAGTAGACCAGACAGTGCACACCCCGCATAGTAATCCTCTAACTGTACGAAGGGTAGGGGAACACCTTCTATATTAGTATTGATGAACTCTTGGGCTTCCTGCTCAAGGGTTTTCTTTTTGTCTAGGTCTGTCATGTTACCTATGCTTTTCTTTGAGAGCCAAGTTAGCTTGATTAAGATACCACGCAGCCTTGTTCATGTCCTCTGTGGGATTACCTTTGTAGAATGCACGATGGTTATACTTCATTACATTACCACGACAGTAAGCAACGAAGCCATCGATACCTAAGACTTGCCTGATGTACTCAATGCATTCTATACCATCTGTGTGGTTGTAGTGGTAAGGTTTTTGTACTGGATCAAACACAGGCGTAAGGTCAGTGTCGCACTCAGGACATGTAGAGTCTTCTTTTAGATAACTCTCACAAACATTACAGAACTCTTCCTTCATTACAGACCTTCTTTCATAAACACTTTGACCCACTCAGCACAGATGCCACTCCGTACAATGTCGTCAACACCAAACTCAACAATGGGTACATCAAGGTAGTACTTCTTTGAAAGGTGAATGACTTTAGCTAAGCCACTCTGTCCCTTCAAGTCGGACTGCTGTATGTCTCCGTTAAGAACGATTGTACTACCTTCACCTACCCGTGTCAATAACATCTTGATCTCTGGTATCTCAATGTTCTGAGCTTCGTCTACGATGATGAAGGCATTATCAAAGCTACGTCCACGCATGAGAGCTAGGGTAGCTACTTCGAGGTTACCTGCCTTAAGTCCTGTCTCTACGGCACCCTTACCTAGGTGCTTAGTCAGTACGTCCAACACAGGTAAAGCCCAAGGCTGAGCCTTCTCTTCTAGTGTTCCAGGTAGGAAGCCAATGTCCTTACCTACCGCTACGTGTGGGCGGGTGATAACAATCTTATCTATCTCTTTGAGGATGTATAGGTCAGCAGCACAGGTAGCAGTAACGTAAGTCTTACCTGTACCAGCTGGCCCTAAGATCAGAACTTGTTTACTTGTACCTATGGCTTGTATTAGTTCCTTCTGCTTATCTGTACGAGGTACTATACCTGACGTAGGTTTAACAGCTGCACCCTTGTACGTAGTCTTACGTCTTGATCGTGTCTGCTTCTTTGGTGGTTCTTCATTGGACAGGGACAACATGCTTTGAGTTTTCCTTTACGTAACTGAGTGGTAGTATAGTCATAAGATCTCCACGGTCTGGCCTAGCGTATAGACCAAAGTCACCTTTGTAGTATTCAGTACATCTCTTTCGGAGGTCTAAGTAGATGTCGTCAGGATCAATAAGATAGAAAGCTTGCTCACCTCTGACTGCAATGAACCTATCAATACCGTTGGGTACTCCCCATCCTTTAGTTGGTTGCCAGTTAGGTGGCCTCTTGACTGTCTTTAGTTCCCACCAGATGGTGTAGGTCACGTCACTTGAACGAGAGAAACGTTTAGCTGCCTTAACATCTACCCGTCCAAACTCTTTATCTAGCACGTCCCAGTGTTCGTTTATATCTTCATCCTTGGTGGACTTACGGACATAACTGTCACCCCTTAGTGCTGCGAACTCTTTCTCTGCTGACGTACCCTCAAGGTAAGACTGAGCATTTCTTTTAGCGTAGGCCATGTGGTACTATCCTTTCAGCGTTGGTCCACCCCGCAGGACTCGAACCTGCAACCTAGTCATTAGAAGTGACTTGCTCTATCCAGTTGAGCTAGGGACGGTAGGGCAGCAGTTTAGACACATGCTTAGGTGTATCTCTTATGTGAGGTCTACTATCTCACAGCTGTCACCAGAACACGCTAGTGTTTGACTACCTGCAGTGTTGTCTTCCTGCTCATAACCTGAGAGGAGAGACCAATCAATACTAGATGGCATAAGTTTTAGTAAGCTGTCGTATGTGTGCTTATACCCCACCAATATTTCATTTCTGTCTTCGTCCCTACCCCAAACTTCAGTGGGTTCACCGAACTCTTCTACTTCTTGATAGGGTGCCTGCTGGTATGTATGCTCATTAAATGGAAGAAACGAAACGCCTGACATCTCATCAAAGTGTTTGTAAACAAAGGCACCTACCTCAAACCACTCGTCATTTTTAACGTTTATTGTCACAGATGGCTTATGCTCACACCACGATCTTTGGTAGGCAAGCCACATCTCTAGCTGTTCGATGGCAGACATATCAGCAGTAGTTACTGAACCTTCTGGGGCCTTCATAGGGAAGCTGAAGACTGTTGTCTGGCTAGGCTTTGTTACGTCAGGCTCATTAGGTATACCTTGGTCTGACATAAACTGTGTCAGTGGGTCTTTGTTATCGCCACGTACTGTACGGATGTAGTACTTGGAGTGACGTGCATGTATCCCAGAACTGGAGTTCACCAATTGTGATACCGTTCCCGAAGGCTTAACACAGGAAATAGCTGCAGCAACGGGGATGCCAAGACGTTCAGCCCACTCCTCATTAGTACTAACAGCTATAGCTTTAAGATGCTCAAGTGTTTTCTCTAAACCTTTATTCTTAATGGTCATCATAGGATTATCCATGATACCTGTCATAGACACACCTAACAAACGTTCCTCTTCTGTATTCTTCTGCCAGATCTTACGCAGGTAAGGAAACTTTGTGTAAGTAGACTGGATCGTGCCAAGAATAGTAGCCATACGAACCTTCTTCTCAAGGTCTTGTAAGGTATCTGTAGAACGTATAACTACCTCTGTTAAATTACAAAATTGCATTGGACGTAATATGATCTCGCTGCAAGGGTTAGTTCCGAACTCATGGTCTGCATCACGCCTACCATTCTTAGCTGCTTGAACCTTAGATGCCTTACGGTTAAAGATACCACGCTCCCCTGACTTACTCTCTACTAGTGACAACCACTCACGCATGAATGATAAGCTGTCAGGTTTTTCAGTGTAAGCCACAGAGTTGTTAGCTAGGGCACGTTGTACATCGTTCTTCCACCAGTCACCTGTCTTAGCATGACGCATACGATCATCTGATAGATTGCTCAATGAAATCATAGCACTACGTCGAACACCTCCAACTACAACTACCTCACCTATCTTGCACATGATGTCATGGCATTCAATTGAACTAAGCTTTCTACCTTGGGCACCTTTAAAAGTAGTAATGGTGAAGTCGAACAGGTCAATCAATGGTGATGGGCCTGATGCCCTACCTCCAAATGTCTTAAGCTTTGCACCAGCTGGACGTACCAAGCCCACGTCCCACTGTGCGATCTCACCACTGTACAAGAGAGCAATCAATTGACGAAGAGCCTTGGCCCAACCTTCCTTGCTGTCCTTTACAACAATTGTAGTCTCACTCACAAACAACTCAGGAATATCTGGTAGTTTAGAAACGGACTGACGTTCAACAGAGAACCCAACTCCTGTGCCACAAAGCAAGATAAACATGGCCTCATCAAAGGCCTTCATGTCGTCTACTGGTAGGTACGAACAGTTGTAACCAGCTGTGTTGTCACGTGTCATAGCTGGGCCAGCTGTCATCAATGCTCTCATAGAAGGCATTACGTCCAGCGAAAGAATAGCCTGCTCTATATCACGTGTGTAGCTATCGTCACCAGCTACAGGGATCACTATGTTCGCCATGAAACGACTTACTGTTTCGCTCCATGACTCACGGTTCTTTGTAGTATCCAACCACCGTGCGTAACGTGACTTGTGAATGAATGACTGGTAGTCTGTTGGTAAATAGTTGTTGCTCATGTTGTTCTCTTTCTGTTGTTATATTATCGATTGTCGCCGCTACCTCTTAGGGTTCCCCTAGCTTCACGTCCATCTAACTTCTCAACGTTCATCTTTATGATGTCACCAAGCCCAAACCCAAAGATCATACCAAGGCTCGTAGCATAGAAGATAACGTCACCTATTTCCTTAGCAATATCTTCAGAGGTAAACTTGTTCTTGTCACGTATAAGTTTCTTAATCTTTTCGGCTACCTCCCCTGCCTCACCTACAAGTCCAAGTGTATTCTCAACTAAACGATCATGACCTTCAGTTAAAATCTTGTCCTCAACCCATTCACTGTAACACTCGAATGGATCAAGGCTATACCTGTTACCGTCTACCATCTTGTAGTAGCCCATAGCATCTAGGTCAACATCACTCATCATTAGTTTGAGCGTCCAATGACTTCTTTATGTCGTCTGCCTGTTTTTTAGTTACGTCTGCTATAGTCGGCCTACCCTCTAGGGAAGTTTTTAATTCTTCTGTCTTCATCTGTTGGATAGCCTGTGTACATCGAAGCATGTGATTAAGTAAGCTAACAGAACTCTGACCCAGGTTCAGTATATTAACGATACCGTTCTGTTCTTCCGTTAAGTCAGCCGTGTCGTACTCAGTATCTTCAAGAATAAGTTTAGTCATATGTATTTACCTCACAGTTTAAAATAATTATATCATCAGTATCGTAAATTAAATCCTCAAGCAACTCCAGAACTTCAACACAAGAATTAGTGTCAGATACTTCTAAGAAGTTAGCGTCAGGGTCTACCTCTAAGACAAGTCGAGCCTCAAATTTCATTGGGGTGAACTCCTAGTTATATTATTTATCATAGTAGTGTCAACCGTATTCTTTACGTAGAGATGCCAAGGAAATAAACTCTGGTTCATACGTTCCGTTTTGTATTTCTCTCTTGACTACTACGCCAGACCACCAGTCTAGGTTAGCTTGACCAGCCCAAGACTCATCAGCACCTTTAAAACAACCAGCTACTAGACCTATAGCACCAGCTGCATCCTTAAACTTAATGTCTCTCTTATGTGAGTGACCACAGGTTGAACTCTTAAACCTGTTAGCAAGTAAGGAATTTGCATGGTGCATTCCACTCATGGCTGTGCCAAAATTACCAGCACTAAAGAAGTGAGCGTAGGACACACCGTCATAGTCTTTGATAGATGGTGCTGAGTTGTGGTACTCATGGTACTCATCAAACCAGTGGCTAGTCTGTAGGTGACTGAAGGAGATACCATACTTAGAACCTTCTAAACGTGGGTCACTCTTCAAAGCTTTCTTGATACGGTTCTCATGGTTACCTTCAAACCCGTAGAAGGCTGGGCGCTTACGCTTGTGGTGCCTAAACTTCCAACGTAAACGATCTTGTGCTTCGTTATACTGTTCAATGTCTGCCTCGTAGCTCTGGCTAACAATAGCGTCTGGGCTACGGGTATCAAATGTATTCAGTGATCTCATGTCTGCACCATCGCCTAGGTCTACAACATAGTCAGGCTTAAGGTCATAAAGAAAACTACCAAGTAAGCTAAACCTATCGTTACTAACGGACGGGTCACAGTGTGCACAAGAAAACACAACAGCTGTTTTACTTCCAGTATTTTTAGGCATAACCTTGAACCTTTCTTACTACGTCATCGTGTTGGGCATTACCATTACTATCAATAACAAGACTAGTGTTACTAGACAAAAAGTCTACATCATCCATAGCTTCCTTCATGTTGTCGTAGTAAAACTCTTCCTCATGTAGATCACTGTCGTACTTGTACTTAGTTAAGCACAGGTTCCAAGGAAGGTCTTCACCGTTCTCGAATGGCCCTTTGATTATCTTAAGTATCTCAGCATATGGTTTAAACTGTTTAGTCATTACTGCTCTCCTTTAACCAGGCTTCTGGTATAACTTTGTCAGCATAGATGAAGCCATGCTTAGTGCACCAGTCACCGTATGTAGTCTTACTACCCTTATATAGACGTGATCTACTGTTTGTAAAGACAAACCTTATGTCATGGTCAGGAAATTGTTTCCGTATTTCCTTATGCTTCCTTCTGTCATCCGAAACGAAGCGGCCCTTTGTCTCAACTATGATACCATTACCCAGAACAAAGTCAGGTGTATACGTTCTATTGCGTAAGTCTATCCACTTGATCTTTGTTTTCTCGTAAGTAAAGGGGATGTTTCTTTTCTTAAGGTAGTTAGCTGTGTCTACCTCAAGCCCTGAGCGATACCCTTCTTGGATACCCCTCAGTCTTTTACTATTATACTTCGCCACGATATTCTAAATCCTCTGCTACGTTAGGTAGTTTATTTACCTTAGTTAGGTACAGTGGTTTGTCGCTATAAATAAACTTACGTAGCTTAGGATAGCATAGCTTCTTGAAGTCGCAGTAACCGCAGGTAGACGACAGCTTCATGTTGCCGTTAGTGCTTGTCTTAGACTGAGGTATAGGCTCGAAGGCTCTCTCAGGTGGGTCCTCACTCTTAGCCATAGCCTTGAGGTGCTTGACTGTGTTTTCTTTCCCATCAAACTCTTCAGAGAAATCGTACACGTCTAGGCATACTGCCCCACTAACCTTACAGACCACAAGGAAACCACCGTGTGTCTTGTTGGTTACAAGTGGATCATCAACAGCTGCGTACACGTATGAGCTAAGCTGTGAGATGTACCCAAATGGATCGTCATTGCGTAGGTTACCATCCTTAAACTTCTTGAAGGCGTAAGGTGAGGCAGACTTAACATCAATAGTCATACCGTTAATGACAGCATCCCTGTGACCCTTGATGCCGTGTACATCCATGCGGTCTTGCATACCAGTGACTGAGTGTCCAGACACAGATGCAATGGCTAGTACTAGCTCTTCGATCATGTCTCCGTAGAAGAATTTGAATAAGGTGTCAGGGCCTAGCGGTTCAGATGACAGTGACCTATTGACTTTGTACCACAGCTTACGCTCACAGGGTGTACCTAGTGATGACAGGGATAGGTAGGCACGTGGTTCCTGAGGCTTAGCAAAGCGTTGCTCTGCCATTTCTGCTATGTTCTTAGACATAAACTCACCAATAGATTTATCCCAACCATTCTGACCTAGGATTGTCTGCTCAATGTCATGCACCAGCGTATCATTTGTTTTATCTTTCACCACATCTCTCCCTTGTTATGAATAAGAATGCCCCCACCCAGCTAAGGGAAGGGGCTTTTTTATAGAACAACACACATTAAAAACACCTAGAAAGGAATAGTATCTTCTGTTACTGTAGCTTTCTTCTTGGATGCTTTAGCAACTGGGGCATCTTTAGTATCACCTGCAATAGGAGATAAGTCTTTGAAGGTAGAGGGGGAGGCCCCACCTTCCGACTCGTAGGTCACTTTATCAATGACCTGAACAGCTTCCAGACGTGTACCCCTACGCCCAGTCGATGTATCATAAACAGCCACACGTACCATACCCGTGCTGCCGTTACCAATGTACCCGTCAACGTCAAAGTTCCAGTCTATACCTTTAACGTTTACAACAGTTGGAGTACCACTACCCCAATCATTGTTGCCTTTAAACGGACGGCTAAGTGTAACCTTAGTGCCACCCTCAACGGATTCCATTTTCTTCTGACAGCCAGCTGACTTAAGCTTAGCTGCGTTGTCTTCATCAAGAGTGATGGTGACTTTACACTCGCCATCTGTATCAACATTCCATGATGCTTGATCACGGTTGTGTTCAAATACTTTAGCCCAGTCTAGTGTGCCAAACAATTCAAGAATTTCAGTAGCCATTTTTAGTACCTCTTATCTATGGTGTTTCTGTTATACAATTAATTACTAGTGAGTGTCAAGCCAATTTAATCCTACGTCATAAGATCCAGGAGTAGGTATCCTAAAGCCTAGCTCAACGCCTACGTCTTCCATGCACTTGGCTTGAAGTTTACCTAGCTCTTCAGCCTCTTCTTTAGTTCCTCTAACTTCTGTCTGGTATTCGTCATGGATGAAACCCACCAACTTGAAGTTGATACCCAGCTTACGTGCCTCAGTAGTCCAGCTAAGCAGTGTGTGCTTCATTAGAATACTCTCAGCTGACTGTAGCATACCAGCTAACGTCTTGTGTTCATTGGGTACTTTTACTTTGCGGCCATCGTACCCTGTGAAGTAGCCTTGCTCAGCTATGTATGGAACAAGTCTGTTCTTCAAGTCAGATAAGCCATCAATAGACTTAACGAATGACTCCCTAGCCTGCACTGCTATAACTTTGTTGACCTTAAGTATCTGTGCAGTCTTCTCAACGCCTGCCCCTAGAAGCCAAGCGTAGATAAAAGTCTTAGCCATGTCACGTGTCGCATGAGTAAGACCCAAAGCCTTCTTGTTAACGTTATGTATATCCGTTTCGTTCTCCTTCTTACCGTCCATAATAGCACGTGCATATTGATCTGCATCAAAGTGTCTCCACATATAATCGGCTAGTACTCTAAGCTGAATACCGTCTGCATCTGTACCCACTAGCCAGCTACCCTCTGGCGTAGTCCAGCAAGAGCGCAGGTCAGAGTCGTACTGTTTCTTAACCTCCTCAACAGCTGACTTAGGTTCACCATGAAAGCATGATGGTATGTTAGCTGTGTTGGGTGAGTTGTGTGCACACCTACCTGTCCATGCGCCTATGTTATTAATAGTGCCATGTATCCTACCGTCAGTACCCACCTGATTGATCCACTCAACAAGTGAACTACGGCGTCCCTCAAGGGTCAACCACTTAGCTAGTGAACGTGCCCCCTCTGGGGCAAACTCAGGTAGTGTCTCAAGGTTATCCTCAGAACAAGACCAACCATACTTGGCTAGGTCAGCCTTCTTTTCTTTGTAGAACTCCTTAGTCATAACGACACCCTTCTTACCGTATGTGTCACCAACAGACAGCCTAGCAAACTTGATAGCAGTGACAGTCTTGTCGTATGGTTTCCAGCCAGCATCCCACAGTGCTTCGATACGATCCTTAGCTGATCCAGGTTTGAAGTCGATCCAGTTGTAGCACACTAAGTCTTCGCCCATGACTTGGGTAAGAGCATACTTTTCCTTAGCCTTTACAACACTAGCCACCTCAGTTCCGTCTAGCTTTAGACGGTACATCATTGTGTTCACAGGTGTAAGCTTAGGTGGAAAGTCTACTTGGAACTGATCCTCTAGCGTAGCCATCTGCTTTAACACAGAAGACAGTAGGCCCTCTGCTTTAGGACTGTCGAAGGCAAACCCGTAGTACCTCGTGCGTACTAACTCAATCTGTAGGTTATGCTCTGCACGTAGTGATCTCTTCCAACTCTCATCGTAGATGTACTTAGAGAAGTGATTGTACAAAGCCTCAGTAGTATCTAAGTCACCGTACCAGTAGTCAACCATCTCCTGTGAGAACTCACTGAAGTTATGGAAGTCTCCCTTGTGTACCCCAAGCCTACGCCCCCAAGCATCTAAGCTATGTGGAGACCTAGCACCCTTGGGTATCTCAATACCGTAGTCCACAACACGTGACACTAGAAGGGTATCAATGACCTTAGCTGGATCAATTAGTCTAGGCTGAAGAAGTCTGTTTATCTCAGGTGCATCAAACTGAATAAAGTTATGGCCAACAAAGTAATCGACTGTCTTGTGCCACTCAATAGCAGCAGCCTTAGCAACAGTATCTTCGTGACAGTTCTCAAACTTGTAGACCTCACCTGTGTCCACATCCTTACCACCACACAGCCAAAGCTTGTCACTACCTATGACAGCATTAGTTTCTATATCGCTAATAACAATCTTCATACTTGAAATGAAACCTCCTCTAGTACTGTAGTGTCTGGATCATAGTAGACACTACCCGACTTGCCTAGCTTAGCGAAGGGGCGGTTCTTGTCAACGATGAAGTTAGTTGTGTTGCGTATTGTCTCATCGTCTGACTCAGTGTCACGCTCCAACTTGATACACACGATTGCTTCTTCTTCAAGTGAGGCAGCATACTTGGTGCGGCCATCATCATTCACCTGTGAGATAAAGATAACACCAATGTTTAGTTCCTTAGCCAGCTGAGCCATACGTGCGCCCAGTGTAGTCAAGGTACTGGTAGCACCCTCAACACCAGCGTTAGATAGATAGGCCAGTCGTTGTACGTGGTCAATGAAGATGAACTCAGCGCCGTATACTGTGGTGGCTAGGCGTACATAGTCGAGTAGCTGCATGGGATCATCGTGTCCACGCATCTCAAAGACTATTGTCTTGTCATCTTGTGAGGCTATCTTAGCTGCTAGGATAACCTGATCCTCAGTAACACCGTTGTCCCTAGCATCTTCTTTAGTACGGACGTTGCAGCCTAGCTCATAGGTAGCCATTGCACGATAGGTAGTAGACTTCTGCTCTTCCATGTGTAGCATAGCTACCTTTGTGTTTTGCTTGAGCAGACCTATCTCAAAGTAGCGTATCAGTTCTGTCTTACCTTGGCCGCGCATAGCCTTGATAAAGGTCAGTCCACCCTTGATTAGACCCCGTATCTTATCGTCTATACCTGAGTGTCCAGTAGGTACGTATTCGTATGGGTTCTCTGTAGTGATAGCCTTCTCTACCTCATAGTCACCAACAAAGAAGTTGTCTGGACTAAACCGTTGAGGCTTAAGACCTGACCACTTAAGATCATCCTGGTCACCATTCATTATGAAGTCGTTGGCATCCTTATGCTTAGTCATAGGCACATAGAAGAACTTCTCAGGGAACAAAGCATACAGACGTTCAGCTGCTGCCTTACCTGCTGGATCTTGCTCACCCGCATAGACAACCTCAGTGAAGCTGTTCATGTAGTCAAAGTTCTGCTTGATAAACTTGTCTGAGATAGATGCACTGGGTATACTCTTAACTGGAAAGCTTTTGCCTAACGCTTGGTATAGGCTGGCTGCATCGAACTCACCCTCTGTTATGTACAGACGCTTACTTGAACCTGCATTGAAGTCAGGCCCAAACAGTTCACGGGGTGTGCCCTTGTCCTTTGTCCAGAACTTCTTCTCATCGTAGCCACGGTACTTGACGTTACTAGGGTACTTGAATGCATACCTAACTGGGTCACCTTCTGAGTCCATCTGAAGTTGAATACCATATAGTGTAGCTACATCAGTATCTAATCCCCTGATCCCTGCATTGGTAGCTGACACCACTTGCCTCTGTTGTACTGGTGGCTTACGTTTATTGACAGGGTATGTCTCCAAGGCCCAGTCAAACATCTTCTCTGTACTGGGATATGAACGTTCACACGAATGACACTTACCATACCCGCCTGTGTTGTAGCAGAACGCATTTGAGCTACCACATACTTCGTAAGGGCAGGGCTGTGTTGGTTGGTCTACTGACATCATCACCACCGAACTCATACCATGTCCCCCTCTGACCAAGAATCAAAGTCGTCGGGATTAGTATTAAAGTATAAGTCTTCCTCAAACTTCTTGTCTACTATGTGTCGCTCAATAAGAAGCTTAACATCATCATCTGTTAGATCGTACTCTTTCATAAGGTCTTCTACTGTTGTGTTGTTCTGTGCCATGCTATTCTCCTAGCAGCTTTAATCTAAATAGGCCCTCAGTCTGCTTCATAGAAGACCACAAGTCAAGTAGTTGCTGATACGAAATTGTAATCAAGAAGTGATCGTCCATCATCTCATCGTATTGCCTAAGGAAAACAGTACCATCGTCAGACAGGTGCATCTCAACGTCTTCATAGTGTTCTTTCTCATCCATAGATATAACGACAGACGCATCGTACTCATGCTCAACTGAAAACATATCTCATGACCTCCTATTTATTCTGCTACGTACCGCCGATCTCTGACGCTCACTGCTATCAAGTTCCCTGAGGTCACCATCCTTCTCAACAACAACACCAGTGTGATATTTACCTGCCTCCTTGCTTGCTGCCTCATGAGTAGTGAAGGTAACTACTGGTGAGTTGTGATCAAATGGGTTCTCACTTGATGCATACACCCATTCGTTTTCATCTATCTGAAACATTACTGCATACCTCATTGGGTAATCTCCTCTAAAAAAAGATGGCTACTAGGCCAACCGTTACCATAACACCACAGACAAAGCCTATAATGGCTCCCACTATACCTGCTAACTCAACCACATTCATTTCTCCAACCGTAATGCAAACCAGGATACAGGAAATAGTTCTTTCATGCTGTTACATATTTGATTAGCTACTAGCCTAGTCTCTAGCTGTGTGTCACCTGTACATCTTAGGTTACACATGGCAGCGAAGGCATCGAGGCTACCTGACCAGTACCACTCAGTAATGGTAGACTGAGGCAGTACCATACGTGCTTGCTCTGGTGCTACACCGTCACGTATCAAGCAAGTGTAGAAGTCCACAGCGTTTCCGTTGTAATCGTCTAAGCTATAATCAACAAGGTCCACTGTACCACTACTGCCCTGCTTCTTATCTTCTGAACGTCCACGCCAAACGTCAGGCACATAGAACTCAGGCTCACTGTCCACATATCTACGGCTGATCTCATTCCAGCGTAGGAACTTATGCTTCACAAGTTGACGGGCTACAAACACAGGAGCTTTTATAACAAAGGATGCGAAGCAGTGACCAAAAGGAGATAGGTGCTTATGCTCTGCTAAGTAATGTATAAGCTTTCGATCACCTTCTTTTAAGACATACTGATCTGTTTCGCTGTCGTGGTCAGCCCACTTGGACTCTTTGGCAAAGCTAACCCGTGCCGAATTTACTACTGACAGGTCATTACCCATGTGATTAATGTATGTTGCTTCAATCATGCTCCCACCCCGATGTGAACACAGGCTACCTGTGTGTTAGTGTTTGTAAGCATAACCTTTGCATTAACTAATGCCATGCTACATTTCTGTAAGCT